AATGTCCGTCAAGGGTTGCCTTGATTGTGACCGGTGTTGCTTCGGTTAGATCTACTTTTAAGTTTGTGCCGTCAAGCACAACTGCTCCAGTTAATCCATTGACCGAAGCTGCATAGGAAGATAATCCCCATGAACCGACCTGACCTTCACTACTACGATTATAGATAAATGGAATCTTGCCAACATCGTAATCAGCGATTGTTTTTGTGGTCAGCATATTGGAACAAGCTCTGATGTTGTCATCAAGATCATTGCAAATACCGCCAAGATGTGTAAGCCCCCCGTTAACATCATCAAATGTTGCCTTGATTGTTTTCTTGGTTGTCAGAGAATCGTTTACGTTGATATCTCTGCCGTCAAGGACTACTGCACCAGCCTTTGTATTAACTGAAGTTACATCGGATGCACTTGCGACCCATCCTGATCCGTTATACTTTAGAAACTGTCCGTCTGCCTTTGTATCAGGGTCGGTTATCTTTGTAAGCAATCCTGATCTAGCCGAACTGTCTTTTATGTTATATCCATTTAGTTTTGTTACATCTGCCATGTTCTACCTCATTCTATTACCACTGACCAATCTGGCATTGTCAGTGATTCTTCGGTTGAGTTGTAAACGAGTGCTGCCGTTCCAGTTAAAACCTCGCCCGTCCTTGAGTGAGCCTTTATTCCGCTCCTCAAGTCACCGGCACTGGTAAAGGTGTCGGTTGTTAGATCTAGAAGAACTTCAGTACCGAATACAACTTTGTTGTTGTAATAGGCCATGCTTAATCACCTCAAGAAGCAACAACTATCGTTAACGTATAACCGCCCTGAGCATTAAGACTTTGCGTGTAGTAGACATCATTGACCGTAACCTGAGAGAGATAGTCATAATCAGTGTCAGGCACAATCACAGTTGTTCCCGTTGATGTACCCTTTTTAGGTGTGAATGTTTTAGCCTGTGCAGTAACACCTTCACCGGTGTACGTTCCCGTCTCGCCGAGGATAATAACTCCTGACTTTATGTTGCCGGGGATTATCTTCAACTGTTCTGTTGCCGAAATCTGTACAAGTCCGCTTCCATCGTGGTATCCGGCAGGGACTGTGTATGTCTGTGCCTTTGTTGCAATTGTTCCTGCAACAGCTCCGTTATTCGCCATGGAACCCGTTATCTTGTTCTTGTTGACATATGCGATTTTGCCAGTGAGGATTTCTGTTGCAAGAGCATTGGCATCTGTTGTGTCGCTGTCAAATGTGCACGTTCCGTTTGTCGGTGCACCGTCTTTGCCGTAGAATTTCTTGCCGGAGAGAACATCTGATGCGAGAGCCGTAGTGTCGGTGATATCCATCAGAGTTTCTGATCCAAAGACAATTTTTGAATTATAAGTAGGCATTTTATTATCTCCTTTAAAAATAATTAACCAATTGTAACTGTATAACCGCCACCGGGATTGATAGCCGAAACACTCGGAATCGTATGCACGGTGACATCGTCTGACATCGCCTTATTCTGTGTGGCAAGTGTCTGCTCCATGCAATGAGGAGTAACCGCATAAGGACCTGAGTATATTGGGTAAGAACCTCCGTTAACGACCGTAACATCAAAAAACTCAACTTCTATATATGCTGCCATTATGTCCAAGCCTCCTTCATTATTGTTGAAGCAACTCGAATCATGCGAGTGAATGACTTGATTACTTCTCCATTTGAGAACTTAATTGATACTTCAAACGGAACATTTGCATCAAACTTGAGCGTTTCATTCTGCAAAATCGGATAGCACCATACATTATCGGTTGAATCGAAGAATAATTCGCCTGCCGAGTAAGTTTTGAGTGTTGCACCAAGCTGCATTCTCACATCGGAACAGTTGGCAGGAGTTATCACTGTGCCGTCCGAAGTAGTCAGCTTGATAGGAATCTGATATTGTTCGCCTTCATGTATTACCATTTAATCACCTCAATTTATCAATCCGTAATTTTTGAGTGCCTGTATAAGTTCGGCCGTTGTTGCAGAGGATGATACTGTCTGCCTTGTTGCTCCATAAGAACCAAAGAAACCAAGACGGCTGCTCCATCCATTTGTGCAAAGATAACAGTTGTTAAATGTAGACGATGAACTTCCAAGGTCAATACTTGACGAATTCGGTTTCAGTGTACTTCCTTCAAGTTTCACCTGATTAGATCCGCTGACAAGTTTGTCAGTATCAGGAGCCGTAGGAGTTTTCCAAGAAGCATCTCCTGCTGCACTTGAATTCTTTGTCAAAACTTGTCCTGATGTACCTCCTGAAGGAAGTCCACCGGGGTCTGCCCACTCAAGGCTGAAATCGGTTCCGTTCCTCTTTGCAAGGACTTGCCCTAACGCACCGCCTTTCGGAATCGGATAATCATCTAACGGCTTTCCTACCACGCACTCAACAATATAACTTCCAGAGTCTTTACTTATCTTGACTCTGTCTCCCGGCTGAAAGTTGATTGAAGTGTTGCACTTGTACTCTTTTCCTGTAGCCGAGTCAGCTCCGTCAATTGTCAGCTGGATGCCGTTTGCCGTAACGGCTGAAACTGTTGCGAGCTGAACCTCAGGAGTTTCTTCTGCTTCTTCAATCTCTTTAGTTTCTTCTTCAATCTCTATTAAATCTTCATCCATATCAGTAGCCCCTATAATCTGCTCTTGGTTGTTGCATCAGAGTGTGAGTCATTGTGCCTCCCGTCATGAGGTCAATTCTCCACCCCGTCTCAATACAAAGTCCGTCTGCATCAGGATGCTTGAGAGCAACAATATCGTTGACTCCACAGTCTGTCCTTATGGCTGTGGAGATTTCTATCTTCTGCCCCGCAAACATTGACTCTGTGCAGAGGATTTGTGCGTAATTTTCAAGTTCCGTCTGCGAAGCTATGTTGTCTACTCTCGTCATTGACATGATTCTCTTGCCTCGTCTCTGCACAGAGAACGGAGAATAGGAATTATTATTGACGGCCGTAGCTTTCATTACTGTTGTCTTGTCTGCATTGGAACAAACACAGAGAAACACATTCGGCACAGAAAACAGATCTAATTTTGCCGTTGATGTCGGAAACATCAGTGTCTCAACATCGTCATAGTCATATGTCCGTTCTATGTCACTCACATCAAGCAATCTGCTCGGCTCAAGCACTGCATAGCCGTAATTATCAAACCAAAGCGGATTATAGTTAATCTCATCCAGTAGCTGATTGATGATAGTCAGATAGTCTGTTCCGATATCCCAATCCTCACGAATTGATGTCAATGTGGCCGTGGTAGGTGTCTTTACAGCCAGTGCAATACCGCACTGAAGCAGAAGGCTTTCTATGGCCGTGATGTAGTTGACTCCGCTTGCAAGTGACAGAATTGTCTCTGTCTTTGTGTTTTGAACTTGCCAACATCTGTCATAGCCTTCAATGGATATCCGCAAGATGTCATCACTTCTGCTCTTACTTACTGTAGTAGGAATGAAAACGCCTAATTTCTGCTCTTCTCCGTTGACAATTGCGACAGGCATGATTGCATCGCTGAACCAGTCAACATCAGGATTCGGCAGAAATGTGCCGGATAATGACGACTTAATCTTTGCCGTGCCATTCATCTGAATAGAAACGGAGCCAATCGGATTTAACTCCGAGTACTTGACTCCGTTTCGTATAACGTCAACTCTAACATCCAGTGTCCGATTCATTCTGCCACCTCTGTCGGATAATGGCACTGCGACAGTTCACAGTCATATCGCACATAGAATGTTGACTCAACCTTGCTTATCTGGAGAAGTTCACCGACCACAGACGAGCCGTTTTTCGTTTTCAAGCAGACTGTATGATTGAACATGGATTCAAATGCAGTTCTGTCGTCATTTGAGTAGGTATAAGCTACCGAAAACGTAACGATTTTAGCTTTGTGCCGAGACTTCTCAACTATCGGATAATCTGAACCAGTAACAATGAATTCTGTTGCAGAGACAGTATCTTCAATTGAAATCTCTGTATAAGACGAGTCTGTTGTAGTCAGGTTTAATGTCGCTGATGTTTCTAGATCTATTATCTGCGAACTTGCAAGCTGCAATTCTACATCGCACATTCCACAGATTGCTGATGTCCTGTCTGCGAGGCAACCTCTGATAACGTACTGGTGTTTGCCTGTGGCCGTAACATCTGTGAATGTTGATTCTGTTGCAGACTTGAAAACGGGATGTTCTAAATCATCTCTGTAAAGCACATAGCTTTCATACATTGCATTTGGTGTCCATGACAGTGTGATTGAGCCGTTTCCATTGCCTACCAAGTTGACACCAACACCAACAACATTAGGAACTGTCAGCGGTGCTTCACCTATAGGTGAATAAAGACCGTAACTGTTGTAGACCGTAACCTTTACTGTGTACGTTCCCGGATTTATCCACTTAGTTATCTGATGCTCTTTGGTTGTGCCGTACATGACTCCTGAGTCGTACACATCGTCAATCACAACTCGGTAGCCTTGCTGATCGGAGCCTTGCCATGTTACAAGCGGTCTGCCGTTCTGCTCACAAGTCACGCTCGGCATAGGTGGAGCAGAGACTACTGTGAATGAAGCAGAATCACTCCAAGAGCCTGCATTGTTATCTGTGTTGTATGTACGGACTCTCCACAGATAATCACCAGAGTCGAATGTTCCTCCGGCAATTGTAGTGACAGTTGTGTCACCTACTATTGTCGCAAGAGCCGTCCATGTTGTGCCGTTAGTTGAATATTCAAGTTCCGACTTGGTTGCTCTTGTACCAGTGGATATGATGTGTTCCCACGCAAAGTCTGTCTCGGTCTGCCCGTCAACGATTATGTTCTTCGGATAGAGCGTGTTTGCCGTCGATAAAACTTCAAGAGTGGATATCGTGTACCATGTAGATGTAGAAGTGTGTCCTGTACTGTCTGTTATCTCACACTGCCACTGGAAGGAATCTGTTGTGACAGAACCTCCGGGAAGTGTGTATGTGAGAGCACTGCCACAATCAACCTCGGTTGCTGTAGCTGATGAATCTGTTCTCCATCTGAATTTACTACCGGTTAATGTCGGAGGTGAAATGCAAGAGCCGTTCAGCTTTGCCGACCATGTAAATTTACAATCTGCACTCTTTGCTCTATAACCACTTGTAGGTGAGCATGAGTTGATACTGTAGACAACATCGTCATCGGAAATGGTGACATTCATGTACGGTGCGTTAGATCCTCTTGTCTGGACCTGAGCATCGTCATAGCCTCCCGTTATGTCCACCATAAACTCAACGCCATATTGAACAGCAGACAACGGATAAGCTACAGAAGTGACAGTCACAAATGATGAAGAGTTAAATACAACAGACTGCCCGTCATAGTTTCTTGATGTTTTGTTTATTGAAATGTTGTTGTAGCAGATTGTTGCAGGGTTAAACGGAGAACTATGTGATTTAGTGCATATGCGAGTATCAAAATAATAACCGCCGATACTTCTTGCCCTTGCACAGAATGTAACTGTTGCGTTCTCAAGCTTTTTGCCGTGATAAGAGGAATCTAGGTCATCAAATTTAGCGACAAACTTGTTGTCATATCCGAAAGACTCAGTAGAACCAAGTGACGAATACGGATAAACGCCAGTCTTGTTGTTGTAATCGCCTTTATTGAGACCAGTTATGTTTAATCTTACTGTTGTTGACATATCACGCTCTCATTCTTGCCGTTCTTCGGCTGTTCTGTGCAATCTTTACAATGTCGTTGAACTGTTTGACATCGGATGCACTGATTGTGATGTTGAATGTATCTCCGCCCAACATGGAGCGTGTGTCCTGATTGTTGTAGATCTGCGAGCCTTGTGGAAGCTTGACGAGTTCTTCGCCTGCCTCGTTAATGTGAGTCCATCCGCCTACAAAGTTGTAGTTGCCTGATGCGTTGAAGTAGTTGCCGACATAACCGCCTGCCGTCTCATCGTATACTGTGCTTGCTCCCTCATAGTTGTATTTCGTTCTCTGATAATTACTTAACTGGCCTTTGGATGTATTGTAACCCAAAGCAGTTGTAACTTTATCCCAGTCCAAAGTGAGCAGTCCAACAATTACGTTTACAGAGTCTGCAATTAACGATATAACTCCAGATATGCCAGCCAATGCGACTTTCAGTGCCGGCAGAACCGCATCAATCAATGCAGCTAACGGCTCAAATAATCCTGCGACAGCCTCAAGTAGGTTGCCCATATATTCAAGGATTCCTGATTCTACAAGAGCATCAACGGCTTGCTTGGTAAACTCTGCCCACTCTGTATAGAACTTCTCAACAGCAGGAGCCATTTCGATGGCAATCTGTTGTTTGACGGCATCCTGAGTTTCTTGTAATCTCTGATACGCATCGTCCACGGCTCCGAGTGCTGCTAACTCTTCTTCGGTCATAACCGCACTGACTTCGTGAGCCTCTTCTGCGTAGCCTTTCAGCGTGTCTGTGCCTTGAATGATTAACGGATTTAATTCTTCGGCTGATTTGCCGAATATCTTCATTGATAACGTATCACGCTCGGTTGCGTTCTCAATTTCTCCGAGAGCATCAATGCAATCGTAGAAAACGTCTTCGGACTTCCGAAGTTCACCGCTTGAATCCGTAATCTGTACACCAAGTTCTCCGAAGGCTTCGGTTAGATCTTCGCTGCCGTCCCTTGCCGAGTCCATGTTACGTTTCATCTTAGTCATTGAGCCTTTAATAGTCTCAAAGGATACGTCAATCAATTCGGAAGCATATTGCATTTCCTGAATCGTTTCGGTATCAAGTCCCGTAATCTGCGACATCGTGAGGATGTTGTCTGCCTCGGAGGCAACCTCTGTTGTCAGTTGAATTAATGCTTTTTCTGCATCTATCAGAGCCTTGACGGCTGCAACAACACCAGTGACGGCTGCGACACCTACAACAGAAAACTGTGCGAAACTGTTCATGGACTTCTTCATAGAGTCTGGTAACTCAATACCAAACTTACCGCCCACAGAATCTAATATGTCACCAAGGCCTTTTGTTTCTTTTGCAAAATCCCAAAAGCCTTTTTGAGCATTCTCTAATTCCTTATCACACTCTTCGATTTCTGCGACAGTCTTGTTCCATGCACCTTCTGCGTAATAAAGTTCTCTTGTTAAATTGATAACTTCTTCAGAAGTTTCTCCATATACGCCTTTGGTCTTCTCGAGAATTTCCTTGAGAAGAGCAACTTGGTCTGCTTGCTCCCTTTCTTTTGCCTCAAGCATATTATGCTTTTCGGTTAAAGCTTCAACGCTCTTGGCATTATTTTTATATTCATTTGTAACTTTATATGTTTCGGCTTTGACCAAATCAAGTGTTTGGCTAATTTGCTCGAGTTTTTTTACATATTTTTCTTCGCCCTCAATTTCTAATTTTGAAACGAGGGTTCTTGTTGCCTTTGACATTATTGCCCTCCGAAATACTCTAATAGTGACGAAGGTTCTTCCTTCTTAGGAGAACGCAACTTTTGGTACGTTTTCAATATTCTATAGAACCTCACAGGATTCATCGCCTTCCAAAAGTCACGCTCAGGCAAATGAAATTCACAAATCCAAAAAGTCAGAGAAGAGGTGAAGTCAACCAATGGCTCCGCCTCTTCTGTCAGTTTTTTGATTCAACATCCGTTTCTTCAGATTTGTCATAGAGAGAGTCAAGTACCAGCTGAACTATTGCAAGGATATGTTCCTGTGGAAGGTTCTTGATATTAATAGTTCTGCCGACTTCTCTAGCTGTGTAACGCTCTGGCCATCCTTGTGTATCTGCATAGTCGTTTAACATGGCAGCTAATATTGCCGGATAAGCTTTAAGCATCGATTTGTCTTTGAAAAGATTCGGAATAGATCCGAATTCTTCTTGGATATCAGCTAGTACATTGTAATTGCAACACAGCTGATATGTCTTGCCGTTGAATTCATACGGCATCGTCTTCAAACGGATTTCACTCATAATTGGCTCCTTTATTTGTTTGATTATGCGAGTACGGCATCAACCCATGCTTTTGCAATTGCTTCGCTGTCGCAAACAGCAATTTCAAGCATTTCTCTGTCAGTAGAGTGGTCTGCAAGGAATTCACCGGTTGTTGTCGGTGTGTTGAACTGGATGTTCTGCGAGGCCGTCTGATAGTTGTAGCTAGGCTGACCGAAGAGACACCTGCGTACAAATACACAAGTGTACTTCTGTGCACCGTCAACTTTATCGGGTGCGTAGAATGCTATACCGACATCCTGAGGGAGGTCGTTACCGCCCGTCTTAATGGATGTGACAGTTTCTGTCTCTGTTCCTGCTGTGATGGAACGTGTTGCGGATCTGTTTCCGTACATGAGAAGCTGTGCTGTGTTAGGAATGTACTTAACACCAACGGAGATTGTGCCTCCGATGGCCTTTTTCATGTATTCTGCGAGTGTTGACTCTGCGTACAGTCTGCCTTCAGCGAAGTTCAGCTGAAGATTGACTGACATTGCATCGCCAACTGTTGTTTTGTCTGTGTAGGTAATTGTGCCGGCAGTATTAACATACTTTGCGACCTTGATACCTCTTAAATCAAAAGAAGGCATTTGTTATCTCCTTATTAAATGGTTTTGTCTGTCCAAGCTTGCCAAATACGAGCAGCCGCTTCATTTATTTCATCGCCATATTTTTCAAGTGCAATTTTCATAAATGGACGAGCTGGCTGACCTTTTTTGCCAAATTCGTTTATAAATGCAATCTCTGCATTCCGAGTTTTTGCTTTTTGACTATGTTTTTTGTCTACCCTATTCCCAGTAAACGTAATTGTTATTGAACCCTTCATGAATTCAATTTTTGGTTTGTTGATTTTAAAATGATCCAGAATGTGTTCAGTTGACTCATCGTCTCTGACACCCATTGCTTCCCCTTGCTCTTTTTCTTTTTCAACGGCAACATTTGCCATTGCTTTTAACATCATTTCTCTAATTTCCATAGGACAATCAGTATCAATATCAAAAGCTTTAGAAAATTCATCTATATTTTCGCAAGAATAAGTTGCCATCAGAGATTTGCCTCCAGTTCGCATTCAAACACATAATGCTGACCGCCTTCATCGGATGCATTCACGATTGACGGAAACGTAGTGCCTGCTCCATGCAGAGCCTCGGCAATCTGTTTGCGTTTTGTGTTTGGATTTGTCTTATGTCCGCAAAACCAGTGGAGCTGAATCATATGGATAAAAGCGTTCGGAGTTGAATCTGCAAATACCCGAGGTATTACGTCATAATTGAACACGCAATACTCTTTACTTGTGCCGGTGTATTTGTTCGGAACAACTTCCGTAACATAAGGAGACACTGCATTGATGATTATCTGTTCTACGTTCATCTCAGTTCCTCCTCAAGCGACAACTCAATCGTGCCTCGTCCTGTCTCAAACGCACGGATAATTTTGTAACGGGTATTGTTGTAGACTAGTTTCTTCTCTCCGCCATATTCGTTCGCCCACAGTTCTGCCTGAGCAGAGAGTTGCAATCCGCTCTTGAGAGCCTCATAAAACTCTGTTCTGTTCATTCCGACCGTGAAAGTACACCATACTGGCTTGAGTGTTTCTGTCTCAATCACATATCCGTCTGGATCCGTAGTTTTGACAACTTGGATAAGGCTGATTTTGTCCATCCACGGGGTTTTGTTTGTCCTTGTCGGCTTCCAAATGGAACTCATCTGATTCCCACCCCGTATTCACAAGCCTTTGCCATGCCGTTGACAGTACGCTCAAACGCACTCTGCCAACGCTCGGCATCGCCTTGATAATTGAAATTTGCTTTGCAATACATCTGTATAGCAAGATTTGTCAAAGGGTCACGCTCATCTATCGTCTGCACGCCCATCATGGACATCTGCTGAATTCCTGCGAGGATAACGCCTTTGATTTCGGCATCCCTATCATTGGATGAGATGCCGAGTGCCGTTTTTACATCGTCTAATATTCTCATTTAGCACCTCATAAAAAAGGCACAGGCAGAGGAGCCAACCTGCCTGCACCTAGGTATTAGCTACGCAATTAAGCGTTAACTAAGCGAACGATAGCATCTGTCTTTGCCGGCTTTGAATCGAATGATGCATAGCCACGGTATACAATGCTGCCACTGGTGAATCCAGCTTCGAGGGACTTCTCGATTTCAGGACCTTCGGAAAGGTTGCCAACGATATCAGTCCACTTGCCGAAGTAGAGACCCTTGTTGGATGTTGCAACGTAATCGTCAACAACAACTTCGAATCCCATGATACGGCCGAGACCAGTCTGCGGATCTGTAACGAATATCGGCTGACCATGTGTGTTGCAGATGTTTGCAATCTGTCCGTAGAGCACACTCTTGTGGCAGAGGAACTTTGCATCAGCATCGTAAGCTGCCGGAAGCAGAGCGATGAGGTCAATGATGTCTTTGTAGGTGTAGCCTGTTGCAGCGGAGTCAACAATCTGGTTTGTTCCAGTTGTAAATGTGATAGCTGCAATGCCGTTGGTAGCATCGTTGAGGATGTAGTTGTCAATTGCACGAGCCATGTCGCCTGAGAGCATCTGAAGGAGCCATCCCTCAAAAGCATCGATAGACATCATCTTTGCAGACTTGGAGATTTTGAGTATCTTCATGAACTCGAATGCTCCGAGTACAACTTTTACGGTTGTGTCAGCAGCAGCTGATACATCAGCATTTTCTGTGTGTACGCCAGCAACGTTACGAACACCTTCGGATACGAATGTCAGGTTTCCAGCGACTCTCATGAGTGTGATTTCTGACAGCATCGGTGCGAGTTTCTTGAGTTTCTCAAAGAACTTGTCGCTAACGAGTGTAGGAATGGCATTTGTGCCAGCCTGATCGTAAGCTCTCTGTTCCATTTCTGTGAGTGCGTTGCCCTGAAGGTTCTTTAACCACGCATTGCGGTATTCCATTGAAGTAATATCCATTTTTCTTTCCTCTTCTAAAATTGATGTTGGGGTTGCGATAACTTTGCCTTCGCCCTGTGCGACTTTTGCACGCATTTCGGCTTTCTTTGACTCAACGGCCTTGCGAGCCTCGAGTTCTTCATTGATTGAATCGACTTCGGATGAACGTGCCTCAAGGTCTTCAACCTCTGTAAGGTTTTCAAACTCTTCCTTGATGGCAGCCTTGCGAGCCTCTAATTCCTCAATGCTCATGTCTTTAAATTCCATGTCATTCTCCTAATTTGAGTTTTAATTTCAATTTTGCCTTTGCTAATTCGAGTTCTTTTGCTCTCTGCAACTCCTGCTTCTCGGCTTCCAACACTCCGTCGAAAGCACTGCGAGCTGAAACTCCTATATCTGTACCGGGGTTAGCCGGGACGGAAACTGCTGATACATCGTAAAGTTTTCCGATGCGTTTGATTACTCTTGTGTACTTCTTGCCCTTCTTGTCATGCTCAACTTCGTCTTCATCCACGGTGAAGGCAAATGACATCTGGTCGTACATACCGCTCTTTATTTCTTCATACATTTCTCTTGCGGCCGCTGTTCTTGACAAATCCGTCTCTGTAAACAGCCCTTTTTCATCAATCGTAAGTTTGATGGTGCCGTTCTTGGTTCTAGCCATAACTGTGGAATTGTGGTCTCTCTGAAAAATGCAATCTGTAGTGTCGCAACTTTCAAAGGCCTTTGGGTCAATCCTTTCGCAGAACGAAGAATCCCCGTCCTTAAACAGTTCGTATTCGTCAAACGTGCTTGCATATCCACAAACTTTGAATGACTCTTGCTCCTCTTCGTCTTTACGGATCTCCATTACTGGCATGGAGCGATATTCTCTATTCTCCCTTATCGGCATTCGGTTCTTCCTCCTTTCCGTCAGGATTTTCGTCTACTGGTTCCTGCGGTTTCTGTTGAGGCTCCTGAGGTAGTGCAGGAGGCTCTCCGTTGAGTCTGTCATCCGTAGACACATATTCGCCACGAATCATGCGTACATCTCCGTCTTCTACCGGTTCCATCTGCATGATTTCACGACCTTCGTTCATGGTCAGCATTCCACGGTCAAACATTTGGACTATCATACTGACTTTTTTATCTGTCGGAGCAAATTGCAGACGATTTGCCGAGTACATAACCTCATTGCCTAACGCCTGTTCACGCTCCGAGAAGAACATCTGGGTTAAAGTTAAGGAAAGCTGAAGTGCAAACGGCTCCACCTTTCCTTCGTAGAATGCATTCCATACATTCTCATCGTATTCATTTTTCAGAATCTTCTCATTGACTCCGAAGTAGTTGTAGACATTGTTGTTTATCAATGCCATCTGCTCGGCATCAATGACATATGGTTTACTGTCTATCTGCTGAACATCAGAGTACTTTGCATCGTAAATCAGTACACCGCCATTGTTCTGTGCTGACAGATTCAAGTCTTTAAACCGCTTCTGTTCTGCCTCGAGGTCTTCAGGACGAAGTGAGTTGCCTAATTTTGCCATAAAACGCAAGGCGGCTGAACTCTTAATGCCTTCCTGAATGCCTTGATTCTGCACACACATGAGGTCAAGTGTCGGGTTGATTGCGTTATTGGATGCTCCGAAGAAATCATCCTTAAACTGCATTTTCGTCATCATTCCGCAACGGGAAAACTCAATTGCACCGACTTGGCCGTTATTAAACTGATAACGCAGATACAAAATGCCGTTGTAACCTTCCATAAGGCTGCAAGCTTGTGGAAGTACAGGATAAATTCCGTTTGTCCGTCCATATTCGTCCAATATCGGCAGAATAAAGACCGTATTTTCGCATTCAAGGATTGTTGCAACTCTTGCTTGGAACTGTGCAGCGGTCTGCCATGGATTCGGACGATATTGCAGTTTTCTTTCCAGTATTTTGTTGCTTGAGCCGGACACATGAGCCTTCAGCTTTGAGCAGTGCGTTGCAACCGCATTGATTGCCGCTCTGGTCGTGTCCATCTCATACAAACCGCCTGCTCTTGTGTAAAACGTCGGATTGTAAGCATTAAAAGTCGAGAAATAACCTTTAAAATCAACGTGAGTTTGAGCAGGCTTGAAAAATTTCTCAAAAAGTCCCATTTTTCACCTTTTCATATCATATTCAGATAATCTGCCTGTTTATCTTGATAAACGACATAGGCATCAAGCAATGCAGCCGTGCCGTCAATTCTGCGAGTGGATTTGCTCGTTTTATGCGGCTGAATGTTGCCGTTCTTGTCTTCTTCATACGAAGTGTTAGCCAAGCACCATTTATCAATCGGATTGTTGTTGTAAATTATCATATGACTATCGAAGTCATTGGCGAGCCGTTTCATCGGATCTGAAAGAGTCTTCTTTCCCTGATGCACTGGAACCATACTTTCAGAACCGAAGTAAGACTGCATATCCTCAACGAAGTACTTGGCCGACCATGAGTCATAGCCTATCCACGGAATGTAGATGTCCAACTGTTCTTGAACTTCCATGAACCATTGCTTGACGTACTTGTAATGCACAGAGTTTCCGGGTGTAGTACGGCAGAGTCCTCTTTCAATCCATCGGTCGTAAGGAATCTTGTCCTCATTGACCTTCTTCTCAACGAGTTCGTCAGGAATCCAGTACATAGACAGGACAAAAAACTTGTCAATTTCGGGAACTTTGAACAGTACCTTCGCAGCCGTTAAGTCTGTCGTGGTTGATAAGTCGCATCCTCCGAGTCCGTATCTCGGATAAGTCAGCTCTCTCGGTTCTTCGCCTTTCGGTGTCCATATGAATTTTTTGCCATCCAATGAGAAGACATCCTCATTGTTCAGCTGCTCAAAATTGAGCCACGCCTCCGAGGATGTCTCACGGATGTTAAAATCTTTGCAGAGCAGATTCTTTAGCAACATAGGATTCTGCTTTGCTTTCTCAACTTTATATCTCAAAGCCTCTCTGCTCTTGACGGTGTCAATTGACGGATTGGCTTTAATCCACATATTTTCGTCTGTCCATTCGTTTCGGTTGTCCAGTTCGTAAATTAACGGAAGGAACCGTTCATCTCGAAAGACATCAGGGTCAGTACTTTTAAATGAAGTTAGCTTTGCTTCTGCTCTTTCGTACAGAGTGTCAAATATATCCTCACGAACTGTGCCGGCTGTGGTTATCATGACATTGAGAGGCTGTTTTCGTGCCGTCTCCGAGTCAATGATGACATCGTAAAGCGGTTGTCCATTCGTCCACGCAGCGACTTCGTCCATGATGCAGCAATGTACGTTCAATCCGTCCAATGTATTGCTATCGGATGCCAGAGGTCGGAATAATCCGTCATTGAAGTCGGTCAGTATCTCTCCGACCAACGCCCTGCTCCTCTTGGATAGGTCAGGCGACTTTCGGATCATCTTTTTGGCTTCATTCCATGACAGCTTTGCCTGTTCTCTTGTTGTCGCAACAGAATAAACCTCAGGCCCGTTCTCATTATCCAAGAAAAGCATATAGTTGCCAATTGTGGATGCCAATGTCGTTTTACCGCATTTTCTAGCTACAACAAGAAACAGTTCTCTATACTTTCGGAAACCATCAGCGTCCACAAAACCAAACAATGTACATATCATGGCTTTCTGCCACAATAATAAATTAATTGGCTTTCCACCTTCGGCTCCTTTGGATTGTTTGCAGAAACAGGAGATAAACTCCATAGCAACTTCGGCTTTCTGCTCATTATAGTAATACTCAGAGTCGTTGGAGTTCTTCTCCTTCACGATCTGAGCATACATTTCTCTTATTTTATTGCAGACAGTTATTTCTCCAGAGCAGATTGCATTCCAATACTCTTGGATATAATCTGTCACAGCTGTGCACTTCGTTTCATCAAGTTGTCAAAGCCGTTCTCAATCGGAATCGGTTTCGCAACTTCTTCCGGAAGCATATCGTTGAGTTGCTTGATTGTTTTCAGATAGTTTCCGTGCAGAGTGTTATATGTTTGACCTTGTGGCCGTGCTCTGTCATAAGGCTCAAGCTTTTCGGACTGTGAAAACGGTTCTGCCCATCCGTTTACCGATAGGAATGTTTCTAGATCTTCCAACTCAATACGGATGAATGCCGCTCTTTCGATAAGTCCTGCACACAGTTTCTTCTTACTGTCGGGCATCTCTTTGTAAAGCCGTCCAAGTCGTAGCTTCTCGGCTTTAACTCTTTGTTCTTTCGTCTTTGTTTCCATAAGTTCTCCTTATTTGGGGGGGGTTCACGCACATACTGTGCATTCCACCTATATTGGGGCGTGCGTTGACGATTTGATACCATAATAAAAAAAATCCCTGAGTCAGACCGACTCAGGGATTTTTCATAT